ATTTAGAGGCGTTCAGCAGCGTAGCTTCGTTCAGGTCAACCTGCACGCTCGGCGTGTTCGCAACAGTGCCGCCGTCAATCGGGTGAGCCGTGGAGCAGAGCGCCACGCCGTCGCCGCCGACAGCCGCATTGTAGGTCGTCGCCGTGTTCAGGATGTTCGCGCCGTAGATTTCCTTGGTCTGAGCGAAGGACTCGATCAGGCCCAGGTTCGACGGGTGAAACTGCGTCTTGTAGAGGTTGTCGTCGATCGCCTTGCGGGTGATCGCGTAACCCAGCGCAATTTCGGTGTGTTCCTGGTTGTAGACAAAACGCTCACCAGCGCCGTTGTCGAAAGCGGTCTGGCCGCCTTCAGTCTTCAACTGCGCCAGGCCCAGGTAACGCATCTCAGCGGTGCGTTCCAAAGCCATCTTCGAGTCGTGCTTGGTGAAGATCTTGTCGTACTGAGATGGGATCATCTCGTACTTGCCTTCAACGCCCCGCAGGCCGGGGAGGAGAAGGTCCTTAATGGCGGAAAGATTGACAGCCATAGTCGCCTACTCCTTAGCTGATGCCGGCCGGACCAGCGCCGTTCGTGCGCATGATCTCGTTGTTGAAGCCAACAACCACGTTGTAATACTGCGTGGTCGGGTCGGTGCCATTCACGCCAGGCGGGAACGTCTGGAGGTCAACCACGATGAACGGAAGCGTCGCAGTCGTGCCGAGGGACGACACATAAGCGCCAGAAATGCCGTTCGAGGTGCTGCCCGTGCCAATCGTAAACTGGCAATACTGGCCAATCGGGGTCTGACCATAAGTGGTCAGGCTGGTTGCCAGCGGCGACGACCAAGAAGACTGCACCAGGAAGCGGGCGTTCGGGTTGTCGATGACATAAGCATCAACGTCGCCGTTCGCGTCCGAGCCGGGCCAGTAATTCGACCAGACGGTGCGCTTCTGCGACACCGAAAGATACTTACAGCCGACAAAAATGCCCGCCATCACGGTGCTACCGGCAGTCGCCTGCACGATGTAGCCGTTGGCGGTGCTGGTCACCGGCATTACCGGGTCGCCATAGTAAATGGCGCCAGCAGTTGAAGCGATGCGGCGAGCGGACTGGGAAAAGGTAGGAGCGCCACCGGCTCCACCCTGGTATTCACGGAACCCGAATGGCGCAAGCGTATTCGCCATGACGGACCCTCCTTTTCAAGAGAGGCCCTGTTGGGCGTCGCGCGCAACTAGGTGCCAGGATTAAGACCCCTTCCCATCGCGGGAAGGAAACAGCAGGGCCTATAGAGGCCCCGCTGAGAATTGTCAACTATTCTGGAATCGGGATCGACTCATAAGACTTTTTGACATTCGGGCGCACTCTGGGATCACTGTTGCGATCAAAGTGACCTTCAGGCGCCGAGCTGAGTTGTGCCTCCTTAACTCGGACCTGATCACGCGCCTTTCGGCGCTCCATCGCCTTGATTTCCTCGGTGATCATTTCCGGCCGCATCATCAAAATGCTGCCTTTGCGCTCAATCGTCTTATGATTGCCGCCAGCTGGCATCATATTGGGGTGCCGCTCCAACGGAACCGGCTCCCAGCCCATCTGCGCCAACTGGACCTGATACGAAGGATCCTCTTGGCCCATAACGGTCTTGCGCTTCCATTCATACGTCCAGCCATCAGGGATGGCGCCCGGCTCAATGGCAAATTCGTCCGCGCTGTCGATCGCATTCGTAATCTGACCGCGCAATTCGGCGGCGCGCAATTCGGCCAACTGGCGCGAAGTCATCGGGCGCTGCTCAGGACGTTGCGGCGGCCGTTTATCAAAGGTGTTGGTGGGCGTGTTCATCAATGCAGTCTCCCTGCCTTAATCAAAGCGGCTTTGTTGGTGGCATATTCCTGGTCGGTCATGCCCATCATCGAAGCGATTTCCCGTTCTTCCGCCGATAGCCGCACCGTGTTCTTGGAAGTGCCAGGCGTGGAACGCGAAACAGGCGCCGCAGGCGGCGCAGAACGGCGCTGGGCCGGTGCCGAAGCCTCGGACATGGGCGACTCCGCCTCAACCGGCGCGGGCTTCCTGATGCGCAGGACGTCCTCGATGGTCGAGAAGTAGTCGTCGGTGTCGGCGCGGATGCCGTCAGCAACAACCAACTCATGAGCGGCGATCATCTTACGATACAGCGCCGGATCGCGGGCGTATTCGGGGTGCGAACGCGCCCAGGCAGCCGAACGCGGCGTCAATTGAGCCGCCAAAGCCTCGACCGGATCGTCGATGGCAGGTTTCCGGGGCGCCTTTAGCTGCGTTTCCA